CTTCTACCACTTCTTCTGCTACAGGTTCAGGAGCGACCTCCTCAACCACTGGCTCTGGTGCCGGTGGATTGAGTGTGGTCTTTACCTTGTCCAAGAGTTTTGCTTTAGTAGCATACCCTTTGATAGACACTCCTTTGTCCTTTAGCCATCCTGTGATATCCTTCTTAGTCCAACCTTCGTCAGGTAGTCCGTCGTTTCCTTCGTCTACCGTGACACCTACTCCCGGTGTAGTCTTAGCATCGCCCTCGACTACGAACACTGTTGGGTTAGTACAGATAGCAGTACGGTAAGCGTCTAGCCATTCTTGAGAAACCTCTTTGACTTCTCTTCTTATCCAGACTTCTTTAGTACCCGGTACTTTCCTATAGGCGTAGTTACCTATGTATGTAACTGTTGGCACTTAAAGCACCTCAGTTAAGTAATAGTACTGTAATCTGACAAACTTGATTTGCGACTTCTGAATCTATGATAAGTGCCGGAAGAGTTCCTGAGCCAGTGGTTGGGGCTACTGTTGCATCTGCACCTGCCGTTCCTGTGTTATTCATTGTAATCGTTACATCTTTAGCCGCAGTTGCCGAAGCGTATCCGACAATTCCAAGAATCTTTGATGCGCCCGCTGTAAAAACTAGAGGTTCAACAGTTGCTGCTTGAACAATATTCACTGTGAAAGTGACCATTCTTAATCCGCCGTTAGCCAACCCGTCAGCGTTACTTGCAGTAAATCCTGTAAGGCTTCCGGGGTATGAACCACCGGAATTACCGCTTAACCAACTTGTTTCGTCAACTGGGGTTCCTGTTCTCATATCAATATCAGCGAGAATATCAACAAGTGTAAAATCACTGTCTGCTACTTTGATACTCAATCCTTTTTCTGTTTTGGTTGTTGTTGCTACCATATTTAATCATCTCCTAAAATATTTTCTCCATTAATCCTCACTGTAAGTCACGGATAGAACCTTGACCTCCAAAGAAAGTTGTCCATACTTCACCCATTGTTCGGTAAAGTCCCTCTTGACCGAGGCGGTTAATGGCGAATGGGTCTCCGGTTTCGATACCAGATTCAAAGTATTGTGTTGGCTTTGCAGTGCTAAAGTATAGGTAGTCAGTATCAAGCATGTAAATTCTGCTGATGCCGTCGCTTGCCATCTCCTTGGTTGGGATAATTGGAACACCGTTGTAAGTTGCTACGATGAAACCTGCTTCCATACCCGGAACACCTTTTACACCGTTGAATGTTGGAACTACTCTCTTTTCTTCCATGAACCTTTGTTGGCTTTGTAGAAGTTGTTGTATTCTCATCAAGGTGTCATATCCAGTTAGCATGACCTTTGGATTTCCACCACGAGTCCAGATAAGTCTAAACATCTCATCTAAGTGGTCAAGTGATAGAGTTCTGTTAGCAGAACCGCTGTCAGCAGAATCCTCAGCAAATGCCCAAGAGTTACCGGCTGCACTTCTGTCAATCGAGTAAATGTCTTCGTCACCTGCATCGTAGTGAGTACCAGATGCCATTGAGTTGTTACCAGTGGTAATTCTGTCAAGTGATTCAAAGTCGTTACCTGCTACAGTTGTTACATCCTCAGTTAGCATGTCGTTGATGTGCTCTGCGTGGTGCTTACCCATCTCTTCTTTCAAGACTGAACGAATGTCACCTAGACCGTCGTCTTTGTCATTTAGGAAAATTGCTACTTCAGACATATCGAATGAGTGAGCGATGGTTTTAGGCTTTGCTGCAACATTCTGGAAAGTAGGTTTGGTTGTGTCTGGTAGTGTACCGTTCTCTGCAATTCCGCCACCAACAGTCTTGGAAGGCTTAGCAGTAACTACTCTCCATCCACTTCTGTCCCATGGTTTCTTTGGTAGAATTGAAAATGCGTTGAATTCTTGGTTTAGTTGTGACCAAACTTTTCTACCGTAGATTGCTTGGTATGTTCCTGCTGTTGTGCTTAGCAATGGTGCATCAGCCTTCAATAGTTCTGAACCAGTGTACGAGTATCCCATACTTTGTCCAGCACCGTAGTAGTAGCGCTCCATGTCATTGATTGTTCTCATGTAATTTCTTGCCATATCTTGTCATCTCCTTAATCTTATTTTATCCACCTATTCAGTTATGAAATACGCTCCCGGCAAGGTTGTGAACTTCTGACCAGTCCATGCTTGCTAAGTCCTGTGTCGAAGGTACTTCGACAGTGGAAAGTTGTTTTCTAATCGTTGCTGCTTCTACTGAATCAGACGACTTACTGATGTTATCAATTCTGCCACTCAAGTCAGCCAGAGCCTTTTCGATGTTAGCAAGTGGTGTTCTTGCATCGAAGGAAGCGGCTTCTCTTGCTTGTGCTTCTGATGAAAGTTCTTTGTTTAGTCTGTCAGCGAATACAGCACCAAGGTTACCCTTGAATTGTTCTTCTAGGGATGCTGCTTTGTAAACTTCGTATGCTGCTTCCAAATCAGATGCAGTAACTAGGTCTGGGTGTAGGTAGCCTTTTGCTACTGCACCGCTTCCGCCGCTGTTGAGTTTTCCAATTGCATTAGTTGATGGAGAGCCACCTTCTTGTGCTCGACCCTTAACTTGTCCAGCGAAGTAGTCTGCACCGTCACCGATTGCTTCTGGTGTGCTTCCTAGGTTAGCCTTTGAAACATTGTCGAAGTGGTTTCTTGCACCTGTGATGTCAACACCTGCTGATTTCAGAGTGTTTTCCATCCAGTTTAGATAGTCAGTAGTAATGACATCAGAATATCCTTTTTCCATGTCTCCTTCACCTTTGTGCTCAGCACCGTACATTGCTTCTTTTTTATCGTCACCTTCTGCCACTTTCTCACCTTCGTCTTTTTCTTTCTTTTTACCTTGAGATTCTTCAAGTGCTCTTCTTGCTGCTTCTGGCATTTCGCCTTTTTCCATAGCGTCGAGTCTTCCGTTCAGTCTATCTAGTGTGCTTGACAGTTCATTCAATACATTATCATCGTTCATGTTTGTGTCCTCCTTCAATATACGGAATGTCGCCTCCGGGTTAATACCTTTCTCACAAATAGTGACCTCGTGTAGTTCCAGTTTGGAGATTTCTGTATAGTCACCGTGTTGTTGGTCACTCTTTCGCATTCTCTTGAATGCTTGTCCTCCGATACTGAAACCTCTAAGGGCTCCTTTGCGAATCTCTTTGGCAACTTCTCTTGCCTTTTCTATGTCGTCTCGTAGTTTAATGACTACGAACATACCAGCGTCATCGACACCGGATTTCCAAACTCTGCCATCAGAGTCAGTATAAGATGGAATAACGCTCCCAACTTGTATGTTTGAGTGAGCAAGTTGGACATTTCTAAATCCATCTGCTTTCATAAAGTCACCAAAAGCGTTTTTCAAAGCACCTCTAGTAATCAAATCTCCTTGCTTGTCTACCATCTCAACAGATGCATATCCAGCGATTACAAGGTCGTTGTCAGCCTTAACTATACTAATAGTTCCACCGTGGTTGACGGGGGAAGTTCTCAGTGAAGCCATCGCTGCCATTGATTCTATAGAGAATGCTCATACTATTTAATCAAGTATGGAAAACAGCCTTGTCTGAATCTACCTCTAAAACGCCATCTGATACAGGTATGACTAAGTGTTTTTTGTCCTCTTGGTCTTCCGTTTCCGGCTCTATAGAAGAATCTTCTCCGGGTCGTTTTTTGTTATCGTAGTCCGGCATTGTCTTCTCGTCGTGTAAGTTTGTCGGACCCATAGGCGATTCTATAGGTGTAGCATAACCTATACCTAGACCCATAGTACCTGTACTCGATTGACCTACAGCGCCTACCCCACTTTTCAAAAGTTTCTCTATCAACTGTAAGCCTTTGACCATTACCATCTGTTTCTCTCTATCTTTCCATTCGGAGTCTTTTATTTTCTTAGGAGATATAAGTGGTTTACCGTCACCTTGTGATTCATGAACTTCTGCTTTATCTTCGTTATCTGATTCTGCAATATCAAGATTAGCCTTGAGCAGTGCGCCTGCTATGGGGCTCCAATACGCTCTTTGACTTTCAGATAGTCTGACCAAATAACTGTTAGAAGAAAGTGGACTATGAACTGACCAATGACCCTGTGATTCTGTGGCTTTGTAAACTACATCTCCTTGTGGCATTACTACTCTTATACCACTTTTAGCCCTATGAACTTCACAAAGCCATTGTGAATCTAATGACTTGGCAAGTAAACCTAGCGTCTCTCTGCTGACAAGACCTTCACCTTCTGCTTCACCAATTATTTCTGACCCAGTCAAAGTGTAAACAGTTTCTTCGTCTACTGATTCCACCTTACTTACATTAGCAGCATTGACTCTCACATGGTCTCCTTTGTTGTATTTTTCTGGACTATTGAAAGCAACGCCGACATCCATATAGGTTTCACCTTCTGACTCTACTGCTCGGTTGCCTATTTTTTCGGCTTGAGTAATCGGACCAGTACCTAGACGATATGTGTAAGGCCCGTTGCCTCTTCTGTCTAATACTCTTAACACTACATCCTTGCCGGGTTTGAGCATGACCCACTTAGGATGTCTTAGTTCACCAGCCATGTATGTTGACTTAGCATCTCTGAGTAATACCGAACCGTGGTCTTTCTGTAAATCATCTACTGCTAACTTAAGACCTGCATCATCAGTAAGTCGAGTGTCACTAGCACTTGGTAAGTGAACATTACCTACACCTTCCATAGCACCTCTAAGTATTTTGATTCTATCGTCAATCGTGATTTCGTGGACTTCTTTATCTTCGTATTCCAAGATATCGAAGATATAGTAACCGTCTTCTGTCTTTATGACATCTGCGTGATAATCTTCATCTGTTACTTTCTTGAAGTTCTCTTTGTCTTCATCTGATAAATCAAAAGTAGGAGATGTAACTTCGTCATCGTCTTTCTTAACAAACCCTCTTTCACCCTCTGGCATGACAGAAACTATCCAGTCGCCTGTAAAACCACGCAGATGTTCAAGGTCGTCTAGTTCAAAAATACGGTGCATCGGCTGTAGCGTAGGAACTTCTGGGCCCAAGTCTTTTCTGATAATATCAGGATTAGTTAAGTCTGCTAGACCAATATCAGATTTAGTCGTGGAACTAGAATCTTGATTGAGTGTTCGGCCAAGATTGTCAACTGTAAACTGAGGGGCTCTCCTTTCGTTTATAGCCAATGATTGTCTTGCTCCTTGATGCTCAGGGCCGTAAAGTAAACTCTGCCAAGCAGGTGCCGCTACTGAAATCATCTTGTCCCAAAAGTGACTAGTCAGTGGAACTAAAGCCTGAGTATTATCTTCATTAGGATTGACCATGGTAATTTTAGGAGTGCCGTCAGAGCCTATGTAGTAATTGAAATTAGGTGAAAAATCATCTCCGAACTCATGTTTGAAACCACCTGAGTTATACAGACTCTTGACGGTATGTGTGTCGTGACCGTTTGGCCCGACCTTGACTCGACCAAGACCGGATTTAGTTTGAGTGATTTCCTGTGGAACTTCTACATCTGAAAAATTAGTAATCAATGAGTTAAGAGTCTGTATCGCATTTTGCTGGTCGTCTAAATTTTTTGCGTCTGCTTTACCTCTACCCTTCAAATCTCTTGAAAATTTAGAACGACTCGTATGCAAACCTTCTTCAAACCTATCGTCTAAACTATGTGCAAGTTGAAAACCGATACCAGTTTGTCGGTTTCTCTCTTCTGCCTTTCTACCCAATGTATTGTATATCTGCCCTACCTTTCTAACAAAGTCTTTGACATCAGGACTGTTTACTTGTTTACGATTGAGCATGTTTGCGAGCATAGCGTCGATGTCTATATCAGGATACATTTGACTAAACAATTGTCGACCTGTCATAACAGAAGGCATAGGTTTGTTTTCGTTGAGTCTGGGTAGTAGAGTATTGTCGACATAATCTTTTACCGTTTGTCGCAATCTATTATCAGACTTATCCAAACCAAGTGAGTCCATGAAGGAATCTTCATACTGACGATTATCCATTTCTCCTCGTTCAATCATGGCTTGTGCTTGCTCAGGGTCAGTCTGCATCCTAGCGCTGCTTTTTATTTGTGAAATACCATCCAAAATACTGACATAATTAAATACATTTTTAGCATTAATTGCATTACCAAAATTAGAAATTGTAGTTTTCATACCCGTAGCAAAATCTGTAGTCGGCTTTGATTGACCTTTGACTTCAAACTTCGTATTACCTAGTGTCATGATGTCGTGGCTGTCTTCGGGTGCTTTTTGTAAGAAATCATTTGACATTGCTGCCCACATACGCATGTTAGCAGCCGCTGTTTCGTGGTCAGCATTAGGGTTGAATATCTGAGCAAGTTGAGCCCTACCTTCTGGAGTTTGCCCAAGCATCCTGTATAGATGCTCACCTGCATCTGCAATCGCTTTGATATCAGCATCCAACTTTCTTTGTAGAGTATTATGATGACCTTTACCACCAAAGTGCTTTGTCGAAATGTTACCACTAGGTGTTAGTTTGTAATTTCTTCTTTCCCACTCTTTCATCTGGTCATCTAACTGATTCAACTCACCCTGTAAAGTCAGCCTTTCACCTTGTGTCAGACTACCAGATTCTAACAACTCTTCTATTTCGCCAGCCCTGTCCATCAGACCTTCAAAATACTGTGACTCTTCCTCAGCCGCCATCGGTCTTTGAGACGCAGACAGCCTCCTAGAAACCTGACCTTCTGGATTTAGTTCTCTAGGTATACCAAGATTAGTCATCATACCTATATCTACTGGTTGACCATCTGGACCGAGAACTTGGTTACCGATAGTGTGCTGTCTAAGTTTGTCATCCAAGTCAGCAATCATTCTTTCTTTGGCTTTTGGTAACTCTTGTAGTTCTCCCATTAGCAAATTTTTTTCAGTCGACAGCACTCTATTAAATTCAATGAGTTCTTCCTCAGTTAGGTTAGTGGGTGCTTTTCTTTGATTTAAATTTTCAAGTTCTCGCTCTATCCGACTTCTGGAGTTTTCTATACTATCCTCTATTTGTTGTTTTTCTTCTTCGATGTCGAACTCACCAAGTGTTTCAAATTTAGCACTGAGGTCGTTTACTAAATCATTGTGGTCAGCAAGTGTAGAACGCAAACCCGTTCCTTCTTGTAAAAGACCGGGGTTTTTGTGACTGATTACTCTTCTAAGCGGCTCCATTGGGTTATTACCCATACCAACCATAGTGCCTATAGTGTGGTAACTATAAGCAGCACTTTGTTCAACTTCGTCGTTGTTGAATGTCCCTTGGTGTATATTGACCATTCTTAGATGGTCGGGAGTTTCACCGCGCAGTTTGTCATGAGCATCTTTGGCAGCATCATCGTCACCTGATTCTCTCGCAGCGTGATAATCACTGTGTACCTCGTTACTGTATTTACCATCAGTTCCACTAGAGTGTCTTTCGGTGTGAGCATTCTGACCGCCTGCACCTTTTATTCCTGAAGAAGCAACAGCACTCTGTGGGTTCATCAAGGAACTAGGTCGGGCAAAGTCACCTCTGAACGCTGTAGTTTTGCCCTCGGCATCAGGAAACAAATTCAACCCACCCTGTCCAAATGGTCCAAAGAAAGCATCCATGCTCTTACCACCACCTTCGATGTGCTGTATACCTATTCTATTACCAGTCTTTTCAAAGAATAAACTCACTTCTTTGTCACCCATCATGGTTCTTTCCGTCGTAGGCTCAAATTCTCCGACTTGTTCTCCATCTGCACCAATGTCTTGTAGGTAATCGCCAAAACGCTCTCTCAAAGCCTGAGAGTCTGCTGATTGTTCTGTCTCTACAGGTTTGTAAGCCAAAGTATGATGGTGTAGTAAATTGAATAATTCATTAGCCTTTTTACCCATACCACCTACTTGGAAGGGTCTTTTCCAGTGAGTAGCAAGTGTATCATGGTCATCAAGATAATCATAGTGGTCAGGGTCCATATAAGTGCCATAATTTATCACACCGTGATTTTTAGCGACCCTACCTGCCGCCCTCATTTTGATGGACTCGTCTCGCCTCTTTTTCATAATCTCATCAAGTTCTTCTTGACTAAATGGCGAATCGGCTTTTTTCCAAGCAGGTCCCCAAACAGGATGCTCCCCGTCTTCAAGTAACTTACCTTCACTATCAATATTGAGCATATGTCTTAACATAGGTTCACTAAGGTAATTCTGTTTGTTACCCTTACCAATAGACTGTTTTCTCCAATGTATTTCGTTTCTCTTATCGTCGAAATAAGGGACATGGCTATAACTAAAAGCATCAGCATCTGGATTATACATTCTATACATTTTGTTATAATGGTCCACTGCTCTTTCCCAGTCTCTTTTCTTTCCAAGACTACTATCTTGCATTGCTATCCAATTATGCACTCTTTGAATATTCTCAGTATCTTCTGGCAAACGCTTTGGTTTGATTGCCAAAGGATGCTGAGAGTGTTTAGGGACTCTAGTCCACCAGTCGTATAAACCAGAAAATCTTTGTTGGAAATTGCGTTTTAGTCTGGGTAAAAAATCTTGTATTTGTGGACTGCTATCAAAAGTCAAAAGTCTAGTGCTATCTGCCCCTCCATAGTCATACAAGTGCCGATAGGCTTTTTCTCTTTCTTCTGGACTAAACCATTCCATGCCAAGAAAGTAATCCATAAAGCCTAGATTCTGTTGCCAATCTCTTTTGGCATCTTCCATATGAATTTGCTTCAACTCATGGTCAATTTCTGCCTCCGATAAACCTTGTTCTTTTCTATCTGCTCGAACTTTATCGACTATATCTCGATTACTTTCTTCCCACCTTTTGTAGTGATTAAGATAGAGTTGATGATTAGTGGCATCTTCGTTTAACTCACCGAGATGCAAAGGTGTTTGTAAAAAACTGTGGTCATTCTTTGCTGCGTGTTCTTCCCAAGCAAGTTCTTTCCTAGCGTCTTTTTGACTTTGAGGCTCGCTACCAGCCTCGTTTGCTAAATAAAAATCTGCTAAGATTTGGTGATAATTACCGTGTAAAGGATTGAAACCTTGACCCAAAGCATTGCGTGTTCGATAGGGGTCGTTAGCCTCGCCATTAATTAGTGTGAAGGGTCTGCCAGAATATTTTAAATCGTCTGCGTTAGGCGGAACAACTCTGTCTGGATTCATAGATGGGTTGTCGGCTAATTCCATACCAGCAGTATAATCTATTTCAAATCCCATTTGTTGCTCACTAATATTGGTATGCTTTTGAGGAGCCCACTTATCTTCATCTTCCTGTTTCTGTATGACAGAACTAAACATGTTCAGTAAGCCTTTGTCATGACTTGATAAATCGTAACCCTTTCGCTCAGCGCTAACGGCTGCAAAATAAAACTCAGCACCAGCGTCTGCTTTACCAATACCATCTAATAGAGACTTAACGAACACACCTCGTGTTCTATCAAGAGTCTCTAATGGCCCTTCTCTCAACTACATCACCAGCCGCTTAATTTAGACGGCTGGCTAATCGGTCAATAGACTTCTTTAGTTCTGACAAGGTTGGACCGTCACCACCTTTGAAGTTCTCAAGTGCACCTGTTGTGCTAAACGCTGTAGGATAGTAAGGTGACTCTCTTGTTAGTACATCGCTGTTCTCTGAGATTGCACCTTTATTAGCGACATCTTGTACATCGTTAAGCAATACATTGTTGGTGTTATAATAAGCATTAGGTACACCAGAAGGCTGTGCTTCAAATCGAGCATATCCTACAGTAGTCCCTTCTGGCTGACTTGTATAATCTGGCATACTACCTTCTTTCTTAGCGATGCGATTTTCTAAGTTCTGCGCTGCTTTTAGCAGGCCATACACTTCTTTACTTGCTTGTTCAAATCTTGGCTTCATATTATTCCATTCCTATTTCGTTTCCTATTGCACCGCTGCTCTTTGCTTGGTCAGCCAGTGCGTGAATTTCACTCCAGTCTGTCTTGTAAAAGTCTTGATTGGTCTTTGGTATCTCTATTGGATTACCGTCTTCCTTCAGCAATACATCATCAGAGTCGCCTCTAAATACATCAGGCATGACATCTTCTGGCATATTGTTTCTAGCAGATACAAAACCAGCCTTTCTGAGTAATACTGCTGGGTTTAATAGTGCTTTTTTGAGTTCGGCGTTTTCGGCTTTCAACAATTGAAGACCTGCATCCATATTTTCCATTTTAGTGATGAGCGCACCCATCAACTTTTCAGCGACATTTCCCCTCTCTTCGCTCATTTAATCACCTCAAACTGTACGGTTTGACAATCTTCGGTGCGTCGGTCCTGCTCTTGTGGTTCTAATCATGCCCGGCAACACATCGTTCTGCGCTGTGTGAACATTTTGAGCAGAGCCTGACTTAAGAACAGGTACTCCGCCGACATAGATGTCATTGATACCAGTGACTTGCACTGTATCAGACTTTGAGATTGTAGTCTCGATATCCTTGTTTAAGTAATCTGCGTACTTGATAACTTCTGTAATGTGACTTCTTGCCGAGATACCGTCTTGTTGCTCTAGTGCTTTGTAAAATGCGTCAACATGACTTCTCATTTTTCTAGCCATCGGGTCCAATTTCTTAAGGTCCATGCTCATCTCCAATACACCACTTGACTTTAAACTTCCTAAGCCCCTCTTGGGTTTCTAGCATCTAATATATTTTGACTAGCCTGTTGAACCCCAGTGGGTTGGGGGCCTCTTTGTTGAACGCTTGACATCGGGGCACCAGCGCCCATACTGGTTCTATTTTGAGGACTTGCTGGGCCTCTATTTCTAAGTCCCATACCTTCTCCACCGGGCTGAGACATACCCATTTGCGCTTGTCTAGCCATTTGAGCAGCGCCTTGAGGACTAATGTTACGGCCCGGAAGTGCACCCGGTGTACCCATACCGCCACCCATCTGCATGCCTCCCATAGGCATACCCTGTGGAGGTGGCTGTTGAGCAGGGTCAACCGGGTCAGGTTGCTTATAGATAAAGCGAATATCACGATTTGCATCTTCGGATAGTGTAGGTTTGTAACCCATCATCATCATTCTTTGTGCAATATTGACTTCCATCTCATCACGGCGTAGTCGAGTAACTTCATCTTCTTCTTCGTTTGGATACAATGTTAGTTTCCAATCTGTGACATCCAGTTCTTCCATTAGTCTTGGGAACAAGTGGTCGGTGTATACTTTGTGACCAAACTCTACTGCTCTATTAGTGACTAATATCTGCATACCTTCGTTGTTTAGTCCACCAGATTTACCAGTGTCCATCATAAATACATTAGATACGCCATAGAAAGCAGCGATTCTTTGTCGCATCTCGTCTCTTGCAGGTATATATTGCATCTCTTCAAGACTGTCCATTAGTTTGACCCAGTTGATACCGCCTCTACCACTACCAGATTCAATACCAATCTTAGGTATATAATGCGGGTCACGCTCTAACTTTTCGTCGGTAGCCTTGAAAAACGACTTCATAGACTCAAGATTATCAGTGGTAACGCTCAATATACCTCTTGGTATTCTACGCTTTGAATAAGCAGTGTACATGTAATTATCCATCGCTGTCAAAGTCATGGCTTGTCGCCAAAGAGTAGACACTGGGCTTCTACCGTATAGTTTGGAAGGTTGATATTTACTAACATGTATTACCTCGCCTTCCAAATAATATTGGGTTTTACCGCTTCCGGCAGTGTTGACATGGTGTACATCAAGCATTTCTGTACCACATGTAGGGCAACTCTTGTTGTCTTCCGAGTAAGACTTAACTTCATTACGATGAATAGGGCAAACTCTGAATCGACCTCCTCTTACACCACGCTTGTCAGCAATAATACGCATAAAGATAGGGTCACCTCTAACTATTTCTTTAATTCTGTAAAACACTAACTCGTTTGTCTCTGGGTCCATATAATACTCTTTGATAAGAATCAAGAAAGCATCGTCTGTAATATTCAAATCATATTCTACTTCCCTAAGTACATCCATAAAGGTCTGTTCCATAGAGTTTCTTTGCTCAATTAACCAACGAGGATATACTAATTGGTCAGGGTTAGGCTCTGCTAAGTTTGTATCGCCGCACTCTTTACATTCGTCAATATCATGTTGAAACTCAGCATCACAAGAAGTACATTTCTTCTGGAATTTCTTTTCCCAGTAGTAACCACGACGGAATATTTCTTGTTGAAGTGTAGAAAGAACGGTTCTAAGAATAAGATTTTCATTAGCAACTGAGTATAATGCAGGTATGGTGATACCTTGTACTAGCACAGGTTCTTGTATACCTGTAGTCCAAAGCGGCATCTGTGGCTCTGGTGTCCTTCTTCTTCGGAACGGATTGCCGATTGATTCTATGAGTTTACCTATTCTGCCCTTTTCTGCCATTAAAATTCCTCCAACCAATTAACTACTGTATCACGGTCTACATCCCACTTCATTAGTAACTTGTCGCCCTTGGCAGTACCTTCCGCATTAGTATACTGTAGAAACTTCTTGACTTTACCCTTTGTGTCTTTGTTATCAGAGTTGACATAAGTTATCATAGCCTTAGCCAAGTCTCCCTTTATTCTCAAGTTAGGATAGATATTTTGTAAAAACTGAGCAACATCTTCTGATTTCAAAAATGTAACTCGGTGTTGAGATTGCTCAGAGTCTTGGTATACTTTTTGGTCAAGTTGTAAAGTTCCAAATCCTATGCCTTTGTACAACTGTTCACAATGCATTCTACCTGTTTTACCTTTAGTAACCAAACCAACCTTGGGTTCACCACGGTCTGATATGTTTACATAGCCGTTAGAATCAAAGAAACCAGCAGCGTAAGACCAAGGGTCTTTGATAACAAGACCGTCTCGGTCTATGCACATGTATTCACCTTTACGGTGAGCCTTGACTATGTTTATTTCCTCACCATACATATTGAGAAGTTTAGACAGCCTGTTAGAATTAAGCCTTGGTACGCCTTTTTCTATAAGGTTTTCAGTAATTGCTCTAGCAGACATTGAGCCGTGGTTACTTACTTCTTCCTTAGCGAGTCTCATCCATTTCTGCTGTTCTTTAGAAAGGTTGTCGATTTGATGTAATGAACTTTTCCACATCTTTCGAGCGTCTTGTTTAGTTTCCATAGCGTTAACCCAAGCCATTTTTTCTTCTTCGCCCCAGACATCTTCAAACTCGTCTAACTTGGCGAGTGCATCTTCTGCACTTTCCCATAAATTACAAGCACGAAGTAGACTAGATTGTCTGGATTTACCAAATAATCTAAGCGAGCGTAAGTCTTTGTCGGCTAATCCCATTTTTCTCATAGTATCGTAATGAGGTTTACCCCAAGATATCATGGCTAAGGTTGCATCTACTTCCGCACTTTTGAGAGTCCTGACACTGGATATGATATTGTCAATCTCATCCTTACTGTCCTTCATGACTCTTCTTGCTTTTCGCAAATCTTTGATGATTTCGTTAGCACTTTTGCCAATTCTATCTTCAAACCAACCGTCACCAGTAGGTGCAAAAGGCGCATACTGTGGCTCAGGTAATTTTTCTTCTTCAAATATTACAGTCTGAGAGGCAATTGATTTGGCTACTCTTTCATCTACTCTTGGATGTGCCATGAGGTTAATTGCTATATCGTTAAGAATAGCGTGACCCATATCTACAACATAATCACTATTTGTTACATTTAGACTCGGCCACATAATACTCTCCAACTTTTGGTGTCATTTAATTATATCGTGAACCAAGACGCACCTGCTACATTTCTTTGTGAAACATCACCGAACCAATCGTTGAATCCGTCGAGGTAGTCATCAAGCATAACCATAGTACCTTTGAACTCTTTAGTAGCCCAGTTAGCCAAAGCCAGACTCATAGCCAAGTCATCGTGAGTGCCTACAGACTCTAGTCTACCGTTCTTTTGCATACCAAATCTACTGAGTTGGGTTTCAAGATTACGAGTAAACTCTTTACTTCTTTCGTCACCCCAAGGTGTTTTTATTTTACCCTGCTCGAAAGCCATGAGTAAAGACATAAACATACTTTCTTTCTTTTGCCGAGTGGTCATAAATGTCTTGATAGGAATGTCGTCACGCATCTCTTTGAGTTCCGCCTCAAACATCCTCTGGAAGTTGTTACCTTCAAGTTCGATGAGGTCTGGCCTAAATCGACTGTTGAGCATGATTATCTTTCTTTTCTGTGCGCTACTGCCCAAGCCTTTCTCATTCACGATGTGAATTAGTTGCTTTTCGTCACTATCCGGTAACATTCTTAGAACAGACATGGCAGTATAATCGGCATTAGCATCTGATGCAATAGCCGGGTCCCAGCCAATAAAGTGTTGACCAAATACTCCAGATGGGTCGCCGTTTTCATCAAACTCTTGTTCTGCTTTGTCAATCAGAATTAGGTTTTTATCCCTTGCTTTTTCTAACAAAGTCATTGGGAACATACTCGACATGTCGTGAATAGGCTCACAAAGATACTCACGAGCAAACTTGATGGCTGGCATTGACTCTTCTCTTACCTTTAGTGCGTCTAGCGGCCATCTACCGGGCCAAAGCGGGTCACCATTTGGTAAAATGGCTGGATAAGTTTCTACTCTAAACGCTGGTTTGTCCTCTAATTCAGCATACAGGTCGTTGTAACTAAACGGTGTACCGACCATCATCAGCCTACCTGTGTGGTGCAGAACCGGGAGTAGAACAGTATAGAACCAGTCTGCTGCTCTTTGTAATTCAGAACTAGTAGTACCCCACAAAATATCGTCACATACTACGACATCAGGGTGGAAACCACGAGTAGCACCACCAACCGACTTAGCCATGATACGGCTACCATTAGTGAATTCAAAGTAAGACTTAGCCCAAGGCTTACCTGTTGGCTTTAATTCTTTCAAAATATCAGCGCTTTCGATGTTGTTACGGATGAATCGCATGTGTTCAAGTGTCTGCTCAAGGCTGTGACTGAATACCATGATGTGAGTATTAGGGTTAAAAGCAGCCAACCAAAGTGCATAAGACATAAAAAATACTGATTTACCATGGTCACGGCTTGCTTTGACGCAGTATCTTCTACTTTCACTTAGACCCGCTAACCAATCTCGATGATGGTTTGAAAAATCAAAGCCTAAAATCTCAGTAAAGAAATACTTAAATGATTTTTTGGACATCTCTATGTCCATGTCTCGGATGAGGTTGTTGACATCACTCAAGCCCCGGCCCCCAGTTTAGTCTTTAAAGCCGCTAACATGGCTTCGTCAGAGGTAGCATTACCAGACATACTAGGCTCTTGCTCCTCTTCCTCAGCAGATTCCGGTTTCATCTGGTTGTATGTATCCATAGGGGTGTTAACTGTAGTGTTCGGAGGTATTGGTTGTTCATTGGCATCGGCAGCACCCATGTTGTTAGAAGGAGCCTGTATACTACTCAGCCTAGCCATCGACTCTGGACTTCCCACTACACCTATTTTTTCACCGGCTACATTTACAATAGGTCGCTCAGATTGAGAAGGCTTCGTCACATTTACATCCCCTTCTTGAGGCATAACATTTCTTGTTTGTAACTCTCGTTCTATATCCGCTATCAGTTCGGGATTTTGATTTGCGAAATTAGGTAACGGTACGGATTCCGCATCTATTCTATTCCCTCGTTGTGCACCTGCCACTCCCAACTGCCTAATGTTGCCCAAAATACCTTGACCTTGTTGTAAAGTTAAGTCTTCTGGTCTTTCTCCAAGCATTCCGCCAGCCATATCGAACACTTCTTGACCCAAAGCAGCGTTTCTAGCAGCCCTTTCGTCGGCAAGTCTTCTTTGCACATCCGCCTCATACAATGCTTGTTCTTGTTGACCAGCAGTCATAAAATTACCACCAGTCAATCTGTCAAATAAACCTCTTTGTCTTCTTTGGTCAAGAGGTTCTTGTGCTCTCAAAGCGGCATATTGATTGGCAAGGTCTGCTGCTCTGTTGGCTCTTATTTTTTCTCTGCGACCTGACAACCCTCTTCTTAAACCACGAGCGTCTCTAGCACCTTCAAACATACCATATCTTATGTTGTTGATTAACTGGGACAAAGAATTTACTGGTTGAGTAAGAGCCAAACCAGCACCTGCTGCTCCGCCTAAAACACCAGCCAACCTTTCTCCTCTTACAGGTGCACCTTCTTTTGTAGAAGGAGTCGATAATAACACTGGGTTACCAAAAGCATCGAAAGCATAATTACTTTTGACTAACACCTTACCGGGAAGAGCAGACTTAACTAATACTCTTCCCATCACTTTAGCCCCCTTAGAAATCCGTCAAAGTATCCAATCTTTTTCTTGATTGCATCCATCCCACTGGCTACATCGAAGGAGCGATTCATTATGAAACCATTGTCACCAAATGTTAACTGATTGTCAGGTATACCTTGAGGATAGCCTCTGCTACCCAGCGCTCTTCTTGTCAAATCTGCTGGATTACTTGACTGAACCTGCAATGGGGGTGCTGGTAAATCAATCATCGAAGGAACTTGAGGAGGTAAAGCAGGTGCAGTAGTTTCAGGTCTAGGATAAGAAGGCACAACACGGACTTCATCTCCGGTAGGTGCCATTTCGTGCTCGCCAAGTGCTATACGGTCATGGCCATCTGGCCCCCAGTGGTCGGGCGCAGCGTAATGTGGGAACTCCGGCATAGGAGTAGCAATACTTTGTGTCGCAGCGTCTGTCGGTATCTCGCCTAAAGAGAATCTTTCGTGCCCGGTAATGTCCATCATACCAGCAATCAGACCTTCAACATCTCGTCTTAGGCCCTCTTTTGGTCCTCGATATGCTCTTTCGTAATGATTTACTTTCGATTCTCGCATCTGTCTGGCTATCTGTTCTTTAGCCTCTTCTTGACCCATGCCTTGTGCTATTAATTTACCTGCGGCGTTACTCATGTGCGCCCCTATCTTTCTAGCAACCAGATTAGCCCTTTTGTGAAAATTAGTTTTTTCGTGCCTAGGTGCTCGCTCGATGTGATTTCTATGTAGACTATATGTTTCGTCATCGTGATGAGAATCTATATCGTTAAGTAAGCCCCTAGTCAACATTTTTACTGACCCTTTACCCGAATCGCTATTGATATTGTGAGTGTCTTGGAACAAAAGTTTCATAGCCCTAGTGCTAGCGATTTCATTTAAGTCTTCATCACTATAATTGTGACTTAGTCCCATACCTTCAAGTTCCTCTCGTAGCCTTTCACCTGACAATCCACCTGCGGCTATGTTGAAAGAAGCAGGATAATAAAAAGAATCAGGTAACAATTCGGCAATCTGATGAGCATGTATTTCTGGATGCATCCTTTGGTCACTGATTTGTTGCACTTGCTCATCACTAAGATATTGATTAGGTAGTATACCTGTTTTCAAGTATTCTTTACCGTCTCTTGGAGATATAGACTGAACCAGCCCGCCAGAAAGTGAACCCGGCTTCAAACCGTTGTATTGAACATAGTTCAAACCGTTGACAACATCAGCAGGTGCACCTAACTCTTGTAACACCTCACCAATTTCTTGATTCATGTGAATAAGACCGCTGTCTATCCATCGACCAGTTGCGCCGCCCTCAACATTACCTTGGTTGTAAGCGTAGGTAATCAAAGGTCTTGGACCACCGGGTTGCTGAGGCTCGCCTCTTCTGGCCTTTCTCATGTGAGTTTCCATATTGTGCTCGTACCAAGGACCGACATGCACTTTGCGCCACTGATTACTATTGAAATCAGGCAAAGTATGTTGGCTGTCATCACCGTATTCATCTTGATGCTTCTGATTATATCTGTCGATAGACATTTGTAAAATATAATCGGCTTCTTCTGGAGTAAGTTTAAACCGCCTTACTAAGTCATCTCTTACGAAATCAATGGTGTGCTTACCGCCCGGTAACAATTCTCCTGTTTCAGGGTGATGATTCCAAGGTGGATGGTCAGGCTCTTCCGGGTCTTGGCTTATACCAGCATCCGTTGGTGCCCAACCGTGAGGTACTTGACCTCCATCTCCGACAAAAGTAAGACCAAAGGATTTCAATAAAGGTTTGAAGTAAGCCTTATGAAAGTCATCGCTGCCAAAAACCAAAGGCTTAGGCTTGCCATAGTTAGCAGGAAAATGTATCTTAAACATCAGCCTACTCTCCCACTACCTCTTGCTGCAAACATAGTGGAAGGTGCGCCCCAACTGTCAGGTAAATCAATAGTGTCAGTGCCACCAGTTGGTTTGGTTGTTTTATTTTGCGCCTCCATATGACCCGCTTCTCTGTTATTACCGTGACCGCCTTGCTTGGCAGCCTTGAGCCTGCGCTCTTGTCTTTCAACTGAATTTTTCAATTGAGAAAGTAATCTTCTAATTTGATTAAATTTCATATAGTCGACTTTCTTTTTGAGGGCTTCGATGTCTTCTCTAAGTACAGCAGCAGACTTAGCCAGACTTTGGCCTCTAAGTTTAGGTTCGCCGGGTTCTTTGATAGGCTTTCCTTTGGGCGAAGAGAGTTTGTGAGGTTTAGGGTTGTATTTACTTTCTGGTCCCAATGCGTGGCCAGATTGTGCTTGAGGAACCCCTGCCAACAATTGCCGCTTTTGTTGAGTACCTAACTGCTGGTCATAATCTCTAGGAAACAAACGAAGCGGTTGCTTTGTTTTGATACCGAGGTGAGAATAATCTACACTATGAGGGCTCAAGTCAAGTCCTCTGTTTTTTATAGGTGACATCTGACGAGATGTTCTTTTGGCTCTACGAGTATTGGCAGTAGTAATATCAGCGCCACCGGGTTGAATTTCAAACTGTTCTCTTGAAAACGGCCTTTGCTTTTTACCTTTTATCTTGTCAAGTCTGCTCTTGGTCAAACTAGACCAAGCATCATCCATTGGTTCGCCTGTAGTAAAGTAATCAGGATTACCATAAGCAGTAGGTAAAATTCTTTCTGCTCGAAGGTCACCTTCGCTTGTTTCTATTGTAGGTTCAGACGCTAATCGTCTTCTAATAGGAGTGACATCTTTTTCTGGGTCAAAAAAAGGTCTAGGAATTTTTTTAGGCTTAGTGAATGTTTTAGAGTCAGGCTTTTTATCGTCTTCCTCATCTTCTTTTATCAAGGTAGACCAAGCATTTTCCATCGGCTCTCCAGTGGCAAGCATACCACCGGGTGCTGGCATAGTACCCGTAGCGTTGCCAATACTGAGATTACCCATGTCAGGCATCCCTGTCATAGCACCAAACTGTTGACCTTCATTGAACTGGTCATCCATCATAAGAGGGTCTTCTTCCTCTTCCATCAAACCGGGAAGTTGGGGTATTTGTGGCTTGGGTACGGATAATTGTAAGTGAGGTAGTTGAGATATTTCACTTGACTTGTCTTTTTCAGCCATTTTTTTGTCTCTAATTTCTTCCATGTGCTCAGGGTCACCGACTCCATACTTGTAGTCATCATCGTCTTTTGAGTAGCCAAGATTAGATTCGCTTCGAGGACTATACATCCTAGTATCTGAACCTGTAATCATTGGCATTTTTTTCAACTCACAATAAATCCATGATGTCTTCGTCGATTTCTCCGTCTGCTTGTGCAAGTAAACCGGCTTTGACTCGTTTCCAAGTTTCAGGACTCTCCTTACCTAACTCCACTTTGAGCACATTGATAGTGTTGTTGGCGATGTTTTGAGTTGGTTCTGCCCATTTTTCTTGATAGGTTGTCAAATCTTTGAGGGTTTCTCTTACTTCTTTATGCAATCTAACCATGTCAGATATAACACCATCGTCGTGAATACTGGTCTCTTCCATAAACTGTGCAAGTTTACCGTTTAGACCTTGTACATTGTTTCTAAGAATGTTAACTTCGTCTCCTACTTTGATAGATACCAGTGCAGTAGAACTCTTTTTTACCAAAGGCTGGAAGTGATGTTTCATGTGTCGATAAACTGCCTCTTCACTGCACTCTAATTCTTTAGCAATTTCTTCTGTAGTAGCATTACCTTCAAAATAAGCAACCTCTAACATTCTCCTGTTATCGTCAGTACATACTTTACAAGAGTGATTTGCACCTTCGTGATACTCACCCACATGATTTTTCATGTGTCGCTCTGCGGTATTGGCTCTCCAACCCATATCTTTGTCCAAAACTTGCGGGTTAGCAATACCGTCAATGATGTTCTGCTCTAACATTTCACGGTCACCGTGTTGACAAAAAGGACATGACCGTTTAGTCTGACGCTGACCCGCCATAGAAAGCCCATGTCATTTACACGGATAACCCTTTTGAACAAGAAGCCCCAGTCAAAGGGTATGAAACTACCTAGAATACGGCCTAAAATTATGGGCGTACCCGTTTCTATAGAGACTGCTAGAAATCTAGCAAAGGCTGGTAGAGACATAGCGATGAGAAGGTATGTTCCAGATGATGTAAAAAGAAGCAGAATGGAACACTGCATGATATGTCCAAGTTGGGAACACAGTAGTAACAGATGCTTAGAGTGCGGTTGTCAGATGAGAGTAAAAACTAGCCTTACATCAAGCGAGTGTCCACTCGGCAAATGGGGTAAATTAGTGATACTAGATGCTGGAGATTCTACTGTAGATACCACCGAGCATAAAGAAAGCGCCGAACAAACCAGCAACTAAGTAAGCCATAGTATCACTACTTAGGTTATCAGCACCGGTGACTAATATAAGTCCAAGAGTAACTATAATTGCTAGTAACTGAACCATAACCATGTCAATGATTACGCTCTTGACTGGTGAAAATATACTCATAGCCGAACTTGAAAAATTGTAAAATGGGTTATTGTCTATCATTATCTCATCCCCATCATTCTACCCATAAAACTACCCGCAGCAGTACCTGCTCTGTTCATGAACCCTTCATCTTGTAAAGCAGCGTTCAAAGCACCTCCCATCATAGACT